TAAAATGAGGAATATTACTTATTAAATATGACAGTTAGCACCTCCATCTACGTCTTGCTTGTCTTAATCTTGAGTTAGGGTTTTTAGCTGCTTTAGGAAATTTTTTCATTTGTCCTGCAGACCTAGCACAATAACTCTTTCTTCTTTTAGCTCTACTACCTGTAGGGCTTTTTTCTGTTACAGCAGTTTTTAATTTACTACCTGGGTTTTGTCTTCTATATTTTGCTACACCTTTTGCTGAAAGACCTGCTCCTTGTTTGGTAGGTCGTTTATCTCCCTTACCAATGGTCATGCCTTTCATGCCTTTGCCTTTAATTTTTCTTTTCTTTTTCTTTTCTTTAGGCATTATTCTTGTATTCTCTAGGCTCTTCTTTTACTTGAGCTTCTATTGGACCTCTTACTCCAGGTCCTTTTCTAGCTGCACCATAACCTTGTCCAGTAGGTTTACCACTTGTATCGTGACCAGTAGATTGATTAATAGTTCTTGCATTTGCTCCTACTATTAAAGTGCTAGTTTTTATTTGCATTTCTTTTTCCCTTTCCTTTTTTTATTTTTCTTTTTATTATTTACTTTTGTAATTTGTTGTACTGCATTTACTCTACTAATAGCCATTAGTTAGCTCCTTGTATTACTGGATTAGGTCCTCCTGCAGGACTTGCTGCTACTTGCATATCATCTTGTCTCATTCTTCTAGACTGATTACGTAAAGCATCTATTGAGTTTTTATACTTACCTTCCCATGTAGCTACAGCTTGTAAATCTTTTATAAAATAATTTGATTCTACCATTGATGCAGCAAATAACGCATTGTAACAAAACTCACTAAAATAATTAGAAGTTGTTACACTTGTTCCTGTAGCACTAGCTAATGCTAAAGGTCTACGTGTATACTGTATCTCACCTGATACTGCAGATGCAGGTGTAGGTACTATATAAATTTGTGTATTAGTTTTTCTTGAATAATATCTAGGTGTTCCTGTTGATGCACTAGCATAAGGAAAATAGTCTATTGCATATTCATAGGTTCTTTGTAATAAATTTATTTTTGAATTAGCAGAGATTGCTGCTGTTGAAACACTTGTTGTATAGTTTACATTTCGTACTACTAAAGCATCAGCAGGTAAACTAACTACTGGGTCAGAAGCTGTAAATGAAAAAGTAGAATAATTATCTAAACCTGGGTCATCAAGTTCTTTAATTAATCTATCTTCAGCTTTTTCTACAATAAAAGGTATTTGTTCTTCAAACTCTGATGAGTTATTTTCTATTGTATTTATTATATCAGTTTTAAGAAATGAATAACTTGGCACTATATTATCCTACAAATAATGTACATGAGCTTCCATCAGTAGGTAATGATACACTTACTGTACCACTAAATTTTACTCCTTGGTCACCTATATAAATATCTGCCATGCTACTTGCAGGAACTTGAAATTTTATTTTATCTCCTCCACTATCTGATAAAGCAAAAGTACCTGTAGCACTAACTGCAGTTGCATGTATAGCAACAACTCTAGTAATATCTGATGTAGTTACAATAACTCCATTAGTTGCACCAGTAAAAAACTTTGATGTTATATTATTAGCCATTTAAAATCCTTTATAATAGGGAGAGTATATTTCAACCCTCCCTAAATTGTTAATGGTTATGCACCTGCATTACCAAACCAACCTCTCCAGTCAGATACTCCAAAAGAATATCTTTCTCTGGCTTTGAAACGTAAGTTTCCAGTATCAAAATCTGGCTCCATTTTAGTTTGTAAAGGTGTTCTATTGAACATCTTTGAACCATTAGGAACATCAGTTTTAATAAAGAAAGCATTAACATCTGTAAATCTTCTATTAGTCATATATCCACTTGGGAATACTCCTAAGTTTCTTACAGAGTTAATGTCATTATCTGCACTACCTACAATTCCTGGTGTATTTAATAATACATCACATGTAAACATTAAGTCTACAGGTACGTGTAAAGATACAGCAGAAGAACCAATTAAGATACCTCTGTCATCTTTAAACTTTTGAATTGCAATTACAGCAGATTCTAAACTAGCTTCTGAGATTGCTGCTGCTGTACCTATATTACTTTGGTTTCCATCTCCAACAGTTGGATGTGCAGTATTAAATAAACTTACTCCATCTCCTTGTGCTGTAGTAAAACCTTCATTATATAGCTTTGCAGCTTTTACTTGTTTGGTGTTTGCCATTGCTCTAGCTAATCCTTTTGCTCTTAACTTTGCAAAAGTATCATATAGATTGTCTTCCATTGCTTCTTCTGTGATAGCAAAAGCTAAAGCTATAGTCTCGTTTGTATAACGAGCTGTAAAGCTTTCGCCTGCATCATCATAAACAACAGCAGCACCTTCTTGTTTTGTTGGAGCAGTACCAAATCCTGTAAAGAGGACTTCCTCTTCAAAAGACCTATCTGAATTTTCTACTTCATATAGTGGTTCATGCTCATTATTAACTTCTCCATACTCCATTCCAAAGACAGCATTCAATCCAGGAAGGAGCTCTTTGCTTATCGCAGCTCTATTTATTGGCATAATTTATCTCCTTTCCTAAGCTGATGAAACAGTTGCTGTTATATAATTATCCATATGTGAGTTAATTCTAACTTCATACCAAGGATATTGGTCAGTTACACCTGCTGATGCTCCTACACCTGTATCCCATGGTGCTCTTCTTATAACTCTCAAATGACTTGTTGCCTGTGTAGGACCAGAAGCATCTAAAACATAAGCACTTTGTCCAGTCTTATGACTTCCAGTTCCTAAAATATATGGTGCGTTTACCACACCAACACCTAATCCTGCAGAACCAGTTACTGTAGCATCTGCTTGGATAAAGAATGTTTGGTCAGGGTCACTTGCAATATGAATCTTAACGTCTGTAGCTGTGGTTCCTCCTGTAAAACTTCTTGCGAACTTTTGCTCTCCACTAGCATTTACAAATTGTATTCCTTGAAATACACCTGCACACTTAACTGTTACATTCGCAGGACAAGGTTTAATAGTACCTTGACTTTCTATCATAATAGGGTCGCCTGTGAATATATCTGAAGGTATCAATGCTGAAGCCACCTTTGGACTTGCAGGTGTCAAATCAATAGTACGTATACCAGTAGAGTTGGAACCAGAACCATTTTTCTTAGCGAGGGCTAACCCTCTTGGGGCATTTACACTTGCCATAGTTCAATCTCCTTTATTGTTAAAAATGTAACAAAAGGATTACTTCTGAAAATTAGGTTGTCTACCTTTTGTTACTGTGGTTTTACTAGAATTAGAAATGGGCATACTAGAATTATTTCCTCTCATTAATTGACTATTAACTGCATCCATTAATTGGTCAGACTTATTCTTATAAAACTCACTTCTACTTTCAAATAATCTGGTAGGTATTTTACCTAACGCAATGTCTCCACGACAGACAGCTCCAGAGTATCTTCCATTCATCTTCACGACTGATGTTTGTTCTATCTCAGGTACTTCTTTTATATCAACAAATTTCCAACCTTCTTGCATTTTTTTACCAATGTATTTAAAATCATCTTGACCTTTAAGAGTTATTCTTTTGAAACGATTTGTTACTGCATCTGGTATATATAAATTATCTTGTTCTTCAAACTGATAACTCATTTCTTCGTTAGTATTATTTTCTCTAAGTTCAGAACTACGTGTATTGATTCGTGTCATATTATTTACCTCCACGTTGCATGTTTATAGTTGTATACTCACCTTCAGCATTAGTTGCTTTCAGTTTTTCTTGAGCATACTGTTCAAGGGGTATATTCCATTTGTTAGCTAATCTTACATCTTCTTTTGAAAGTTTAACTTTCTTATTGGAACTAGGAGTGCTACGTGTACCTCCTGCAACCACTTGAGCAGGTGACGTTTCCTGCGTACGAGTTTCCTCTTTTGGATATTTATGAGGAAATGATTCTTTTAGTCTACTATCTATTTCTTGATAATATTCATTTTCTGTTGGACTAAAACCTTCTTGTTTTAAATCTGCATCTATTGCTAGTGCAGCAGCAGTCATAACTTTATCTTGTCCAAACCACTCATTTTTACTTGCCCAATCTTGTGCCTTTGGGTCAGGAGTTGGTTGTTGATATTGTTGTTGAGGTTGTTGTACTTGTTGTTTAACCTCTGGTTGCTCTTTAAAATGTTCTTTTGTTGCACCTAATGATTTTAAATCATTTTGTGTTTCATTTAAATACTCTTGTGCTTTTAATATCTTAACACTATCACCTTCTTCGTGTGCTGTTTTATATGCACTTCTAGCAAGTTCTAACTTATCAGTTAATTGTTTTTCAGTTGCATCTAAATTTAATTTACTTAACTTACTAAAATCTGTATTTGTTTTTTGTAACTTATTTGTTAATTCTTCATTTTGTCTAATTAATCTAGCAACTTCATCTTCTCTATCTTTTCTTTGCTTAATTAATTGTCTAATTCTTTTTTCTGCACCTTTAGTATTAATACCATCTAATTCTTTAGGTTCTTCTTTTTTTACTTCAGGCTCTGGTGCTTGTGTTTCTTGTTTTACTTCTTCTTTTTTTGGTTCATCTTTTTCTACTTCAAATTCTATTTTTTCTTCTTTTGGTTTTTCAGTTTGGACTTCACTCCATTCTTGCTGTTGTTCCATTTTTATTCCTTTCGTTGCTAACGACACATACGAGTTACGTTATAATTAATATTATACTACATTATTATATAGTATGCAAGTAGTATTATGCACTATATTTAGATAAATTAAAAGTAGGGTCTAATGTTTTAGGATTTTCTACTTTCATAATTACTTGGTCATCAAATAAAAGAATATATTTTATTCCTTTATATTGTATTTTTTGACCTGTATGTTTACCATAACATACATAATCGTTTAGTTCACACCAAGGTCCTTTAGGAAACTTTTCCATATCATGATAAGCTAAATCACCTAAAGCAACAACTTGTCCTACTGTAGTAAGATAAGCCATATCATCTCTGGTAGAGTCTGGTAATAATATACCACCTTTAGTTTTTTCTTTTATTGAAACAGGTCTTACTAAAATATGATAACCAGGTAAATCTGGTAACATATCTGGATTTAATTTATCTTCATCTGAAATCCACATATCATTTTTAATACTTTTTGCCATGCCTACTTGTTGCATTATTCTTCTTCTCCTTCATACATTTTTTTAATTATTGATTTTAAAACTTCTTCTGCCCATTCAACTCCTTGTATTCTTCCTACAAGTTGTTTATAGTTAGCATAATTGTCAGCTTGACCATTAGCTATATTTCTTCTTAATAAATTTAACTCTTCTTCAAACTTACGAAGAGCTTCTCCAGATACTTCCATTATAATTCAGCACACATATAACAATTAATTTCTAATCCTACATGTATTTCTTTTATTATTGGTTTAGTCCACATATATTTTCTCCTTATAAAAAAATACTGGGCAGTATAATTACCACCCAGTATATATTAATTCTTACTGGTCTGCAAATGCAGGTGCAGTAGTTGAAGTTACATTTCCAAAGACTTGATAGTTTGTGCTATCAAGACCAATAAATGTTACATCAAAAGCAGCAGGTACATTTAACTGTAAACTACTATTAGAACTACCATTTGGATATACTGCAGCATTATCAGCATTAGTATCTAAATGCACAATATTACC